CGGGTCATTTTGACCTCTTCCATCGTGCCATTTTGACCTCATCGTCGGGTCATTTTGACCTGATGCTCGGGTCACCAATATTTCTAATTCGAAATAGTTTATTGAATACCATTTAGTACGATCAAATCCAGCTTTGTTGTAATTACCTACATGCAATAGGTTTTGTTTTTCTAAACTGGTGATAGCTCTTTTTATAGTGCTTTCACTCCAAAACGGGAATTGTTCTATCCATTTAGAATAAGAGTTATAAATCCATTTTTTGTTGTCGTATTCATGTTTGCTGTTCCCTATCCAATAATGCATTTGTTGCAATATTATTGCTTCGTTTAACCCTATTAATTCAGCTAATTTCGGCAAAACTTGTATAGGATAATCATCTATCAATAACTTATTCATTATTTTCTCCTTTCAACATTTTATTGAGCTTCTCATCAACTTTTATCCACGAGTCATGCAAGTGATATTTATCGTCAAATGACTTAACACCAATCGCATGTTGCTCGTTGTGATGTTCGCGACATAACGCTAATACATGTTTGTCATAGTGATTCATCTTGTTTCTGTTCATGCCTCTACCGACTGCTTCATAATGCGCTAGGTCAGCGTGAGGCTTTCCACAAATTACACAGTTGCGGTTGATTGTAGCCCAATATAATAACGCTTTATCTTCGCTTAACAACTTACTCGTTTCTACACTCATAGGTATTTGATGATGAAACATAAACGCTATAATCAGTTCTATTAACTCCCTTGCAACTTTCATAGAACAGTCGCGCAGACTGATTTCTTCATAACCTTTCATAATTTCCAATTCTGTTTGTAATAATTTTCTAGTTGATTCCACCGGTTCTCCCCAGTGAAGTTCTATATCTCTACACATTGCGAATATTTTTTTGCGTTGTTCTATAGATAGTTTTTTATTATCCGGAACCTCTACTTCTGCTTTTAACGGATATCCGTTTTCTAGTAAGTCAATGTGACTTTGTTCAAGTTCTACACCAGTAGCAACGACGGAATAAGTACCGTCATTGTCTTTCTGGTATCTTGTAATGTATTGCATTTAAACCACGTCCTAGAACGGTAAATCATCATCATTGATTTCTATTGGACCATTAGCATTAGCGAATGGGTTTGATTGTTGACTCATTGGCGTCTGTTTCCCATTTGCTTGCTGTTCTTTTTGTTTCATCTCATCAGTTTTAGGTTCTGGTTTATTAACTACTTCATCGTCTTTATTCCAAACTTTTACATATGAGAGTCTTACAAAATACTTGCCTTGTTCCTCGTTAAATTTATTTTTAAGTACAATAGTTCCGATTTTGTTAATTAATTGATCTGTGTCAAAAGTTAAATCTGGTAAGTTCAATTTAATTCCTAATCTACTAAGTAACTCGATATATTGTTTTTCTTGATAATCTTGTTGGAATGGTGGGACGAATTGGTTGTGTTTGTATTGTTTACCTTCGTTGTTTTCAAAAACAATCGTGAAGTATCTGTTTTCTCTGTCGTTAAACTCGACATTTGCAACTTTTACTGTAAATTCTCCAGCTCCTAAAAAGTCCCCACCTTTCATGAATGCCTCTTGATTAGTTTCTTGAATGTATTGTGTTCTACCAGTGATTTTCATAATTTTTATACCGTCCTTTTTAGTTTTTTATTAATTTCCGTTTTGTGCCATATCTATAATTTTTGAAATTGAAGCATTTTTAATACCTGGATTATTGATTGTTATTTGCGGATTATGCCTAACTTTAGTTGTATATAAATTAGAAGGTTCTACAGAAAATACATAGTCGTGTGTCGCATTTCCGTTCTCATCTGTATGATCTTCTATAAATGTATGTCCTATAATGTCGAACTGAGTTACTAAGTTATTGTGTATTGCCGGTTGTACTTCAATTGATATTCTAGGGTTAATAATTTTTCCATTCTCATCTTTATCTTCTGAGTTAAGCCCTTCATGTCCTGTAAGCACAACGTGAAATCCGAGCTTATCTTTAACCTTTAATAGGTGCCTAATCGAGTTAACAATTAATTTAGATGTTTCCCCATAATCTTGAATTCTTGCTTTTTTGACTTGGTGCGTGTTCATCACATGAGTCAGCGTTATATCTCTTAACTTTTGTGCTGTTTCAATTACAACCACATCAAGTAACTTTCCTCTTTGTCTAGCTGTATTTACAATCGATTCAATACTCGCAATTGTGTTTCTAAAAGCAATGTAATTGTCGACCCTCTTCACAAAACCTTGCCGCGTTACTTGAGTGCCATCTTCGTGAATATCAATAATAAAAGCGTTGTTTTCTCTAGTGGCTAAAGTCGTCTTTCCGGTTCCTGATTTGCCATATACCATAATTGAATAATAGTTCTGAGTATCTTCGTTAATTTCTTCAATACCTAGTTCTTGTAAAATGTCTTGTTCCTCACTCATCACTTAATCACCAAACTTTCCGTTACCTTTAATTCAGCACCCGGAATATCTTTGCCAGCTTTCAAATCATCGATTAGTTGCTTAGAATTAAGCTTTGGCGCTTGTGATAGCCAATAATCCTTTGGAATAAGTTTTTCATCGATAATATTTTTACTAGCCCCGTTTTTGCGCTTGTAAATATGATTAGTAGCTGTGCGGTAACTATCTACTTCCTGTGTTTCTAACATCTCTTTTAAGTAATCTCTTAAACGATCAGTTAAATTTTGTTTTTGTTTTTTTAAATTTTGAAGTCTCTTAATTTCTTTATCTATGACATCTATGTCACCTAAAGTTTCACGTCTCCAATTGACAATGTTATCTACTTTGACGTTCATTTCTGCTTTGATAGAATCTAATGTATCTTTTAGTAATGTTGGATCTAATTCATCTTGATTAGACATCTCTTTAAATGCTTCTGATAGCTCATATAGATTAGCCATTAGTTAATCCCCCTCTACCATTTCATGACTAAGTTAATTAGTCTGTCCTGTTCATCTGTGTTCTCTTCAATCCATTCATCTATTGCTTGGTTGAATAAGTCTGATGCCATATCTAAGTCATTCTCATCTACGACATAAGCATGTTTAATTGGTACGTTGTTCATATCTTTAACTTGTATTGATATGCCCATATGACCTTTTAAAATGAATAGCTTAAAATCGAATCCGTTAACATGAATATTTTTGCGTATGATTTCGCCTATTTCGTAATACATCTTGACTTCCTCCGTTTTTCGTTTTATATTTAACTTGAAATTTTTCTTAACTGCTTGATACTGTTACTTGTTGGCGCAAGTAGCAGTTTTTTTATTCTTCATAAAAGTATTCCTTATAAAATATGAATGTCGCTATGCTTGCGAATCCTGCAATTGACCACGCTGTGGTGAAGTATAGAAACGGCATGAGTACAATCGCTAAGACTGTGAAGCACAGTACTGCTAATAGATAGCTTTTATAAATGTTACTCATTTTCTTTTTTCAACTCCTCCATTATTCTCTCGTCTGATAAGTCGTGATAAGGGAATTTTTTCCTAGCTAATTGGACTGGTATTCTGCCTCGTATCGCAATGTACCCTTCGTCTTCAAGCTCTTTATTCAGTTCTCTTATTATTTGTCCTGCTTTGGATTTAGAAACAGATAAAATTACTGCAAGTTCTTTAGCTTGCAAACTATTTTTCATCATATCTTTTCCTCCTTTAAAATAACTGTTGATTCTCTGGGTTATCTGCTTCGTAATTATCTGCAATAATACTTTTAGCGAAAAAGTCCAAACTGACCTTATATAGGTTGTTCATAGATTTCTTTACATTAACCCCTTCCTCAAGTACATAAGGCACCCTAAAATCATTTATAAACAGTCCGTTTTCGTCTAAAGTAACGGTTGGTAATTCAGGTTTGTTCCGTCTATAAACTTCTCCTAGTGTAGGTTTTTGCTTTTCAGCTTGTTTAGTGAAGTCGGAAAATGCCTTAAGTAGTTTTATTCCTGAATCAGGATCACTGTGTCGCTCAATCGTTTCTGCTGTAGACTCTTTACTAAAATCATTCCGATTGATTACAGGCTTTCTCGTATTTCGTTCAATCTTCCAAACCTTCCACGTCACAACTGCCATTGTGGTGAGGAGGGTTGTTTTGTATAGTGCGTTCATTTGTAATTCCTCCTATTAAATTTTTTATTCAATTGTGTGTTATTCTTCGTCTAAATCAAAGTGCTGTTCGATTTGGTCAATTGCCCACTCAATCATTGATTCAAGGTGTTTCTCTCTGTCGACTTCGTAAGTGTGCTCAATCTCGCCTGCATATGTCACAGTAAGAGTATCTTTGTGTGTGTATGTTTGACTTTTGTTTTCTTTAACTGCATAAAGTGTTAATACTATATTGTTTAGCTTTTCTTTTTGTTCTGGTGTCATTTACGCTCCCCCTAAATTAGCTTCATAACCGAATTCAGTCATGATTTCATGTATTTTCAATCTGCCTTTTTGTGTCCATCTAGTTTGTAAAACTGTGTCTTCTCTGCCATCAGAACGCACAATTGTTATAGTGTCTGAATCTGTGTAACTCTTGCCCATGTGTTCTGAGTAAAGCACCCACTGTTTATTTACTTTTCGTTGTAGTCTAGCTTCGTGTAGTAGTTTGTTTAACTTTTGTGCTGATATACCGTAGTCTGCCGCGATTTGAGTTGTGGCTAATGTGCCAGTTGACTTTAAGATTTCATCTACATAGTCTGCTTTGGGTTTTAGTTCTCCGATTTCTTGTTGTAAAAGTAAGTTTTGCTCTTTTTCTTTCTTATACTCAGTCAACACTGTAATGATGTAGTCTGGATCTTTTAATGTTTGTTCAATTACATTGTCTGTT